AGGGTAGACAATCCCTTTGCTCCCCCAGGAGCTGACTGGTCTCCTCATCTCCCCATAGCCGTGGCGATGGACTTTAACATCAACCCGATGGCCTGGACGCTGGGACAGGAGAAGGTAAAGCAGTTTTACTGGCGCAGAGAGATCGTGATCGCAAACTCCAACACACTTGAGGCCACGCAGCAGCTCATCTACAATGCTAGGCATCATCCGGCTGGCGTGGTGATCATCGGAGATGCGGCAGGCAGGGCAAGGCAGACGGCAGCCGCCTCTCAGTCTGACTATGACATCATCGCTCATGAGCTGACTCGTGCCGGGATCCGCTTTCAGATCCTCACCCCCCAGGCCAATCCCCAGGTCAAAGATAGAGTGAACACCACCAATCTCCTTCTGCGTGCTGCTGATGGCACTGTGAATATGTGGGCCCATCCAGAGTGCGAGTCCCTGATACGAGACTGGAAGCGAGTCACGCTCAAGCCCTCGTCCATGGGGAGCTTTGCCCTGGATAAGTCCAGGGATCCAAGGCTCACACACTCCTCCGATGGAGTCGGATACTACTGCCACGCTAAGGCAGCCATCTCCTTTGACAACCGTCCGGTGGGTTTAAAAGTCATAATACGGTAGACAGAAAAGCACTCGATCAAATACCCTGCTCTCGATGGCCGATAGTCTCATCTCCTCCAGTGCTTACAATAAATTTGTTAGGGCTCGCAACAAGGCACTAGAGCAGCTCCATCTGCGCACACAGCTCATGGTCTCAGCCATCACGCACGAGGCTGTGCGCTATATCCGGGACCTAGCAGCGAGCAGATATCCGAGGCTAAAGCTGCATGGGATCTACTCCCCCCAGGGGAGAGAGATATCAAAAGGCATAGAGGCAGAGCTATCGCGCACGCTGCACATGGCTGCTCTGCAAATCACCGAACAGATCAAGCGGCTACGGCGCGGGAGCTACTTGCTCACCTACTCCTCGGAGGCCGAGGCCATCGGGCAGGCCACAGGCAAATCCACAAAATACACTCTGGGCAAAGACCGCATCCAGATGGTCCAGGCCAGGCCATCCTTCTCTGGTGGATCCATAGACGATCGTGTGCAGATGGTGATGAACCGACTGCTACGCAAAGTCATGAACGTCATAGAGCTATCGGCCATAAACGAAGATGAGATCGACGTGATGGCAGAGCGCCTAGAGAGGGCTCTGCCAAAAGTCAAAGCCGTGCCGACAGAGCAGAGGAACCTGAGCCTGGGGAAGAAACTCCAGGAGGCTGATCGAGACCGAGGTCCTGATATGAGCTTCGGCCTCATCGACGATGAGACCTGGGAAGAATGGGTAGACGACTACAAAGCCGAGTACGTCCCCTCATGGCGAGGGCCGGAGAATGCCTATGATGTGCGCACTCCCTCGGGAGCCGATACGCGCACAGAGATTTATGCCTGGGAGATGGAGCAGGAGATCACTCAGGACTTTGTCTATCAGGTGCGTCAGGGACAGATCGAGGCGGCAAAGGAGAACGGCATCCAGGATTATGTCTGGATAGCTATCGTGGACAATCGTACAGACGACTGCTGCCTGTGGCGGGATGGATTGACAACTAAAGAAATTGAAAAGATTCTCAAGACTGAGAGATCAGATGATGACTGCCAGGCTATAGTTCCTCCGGCCCACTTTAACTGCCGATGCGTCCTAGCTCCGATGGTGGAGGAGATGCCTGAGAGACCTGAGTCAAACATCAAAGACTTTGAAGACTGGCTGAACTCGTAGCGCCAGGAGAGGGTAGGGATGACAGAGACTTCATTTCTCACAGATACTGACGCGGGCATCTCATCCATGCGTGCGCGAGTGATCTCCTCTACCGCCACCTTCGATCCAGATACCTACGAGATGGACGATAAATATCGACCGGATCCCAATCCATCTGCCATGTCTGTCCATACACTGCCCGACCTCATCCGGCTCATGGAGTCAGATCCTAGCATCGAGATCGATGCACGAGTGATCGCTGTAAACCAGCGCGGGGAGAGAGGGATCCGCAAACTAGAGCGCACTCAGTTTCTCGAGGCCATCAAAAGAAATGCTGCGTCGAACCTGTCTAGACTGAGAGAGTCTGATCCCTTTCTCACTGACTCCGGCTATGGCGGAAGCCTAGTAGGTGATGACTACATCCCTCTCCTCGGCGGTCCGTTCTATAAGCAGCTCTACATCTACGACTATTTAAAAATGCACAACACTGCCTTCCATGCCTATAACCACGATCCCATTGCTCGGTGCATCGTGAATCTAAAGCGGGATTTCACGCTAGGACGTGGCTGGCAGGTGACGTGCAAAGATCCGATGGCGATGGCTCTATGGCAGGCTTTCGAGGAGGCGAACAACCTTTATGAGATGATGGACATGGCGGCCAAGGAGCTAGAGATTTATGGCGAGACCATGATCTGGGAGCTGCCGGATGGCGAGACTAAGATCGGCTATGATCTCAGGCCTGGCCAATCAGTGCCGCGTGGCCTCATCCCACGAGTGCGGCTGATCGATCCCTCGGTCATCTGGGAGGTCGTCACCTATCCAGAGGACATTACGAGAGTGCTCTTCTATCAGTGGGTAGCTCCGACTCAATATCAAATCTATTCTGGATCCGATCAGGGCCAGAGCGTAGGCACCTCAAAGTTTATCTATCAGCAGATCCCTGCGGAGCAGGTGGATCACTGGAAGATCAACTGCGTCTCTAACGAGAAGCGTGGCAGGTCCGGGCTCTTCCCTGTGCTGGGCTATTTGAAACGTCTGCGCGATACGGTGAACTACTCAGTGATCGCCATGCAGAAGGCTGCGGCCTGGGCCATCGACACAGAGATTGATGGATCCGATGAGGACATCCAGGCCTATGTGGACAGCCAGAACGCCCTGGGTACCATCGCTCCCGCTGGCTCTGAGTTTGTGCACAGCTCAAAGGTGAAGCGTAACTATATTTCAAATTCTGCTGCCAAAGGCGGCAGCACCACATCTTTCGACTGGTGTCTCTCCATGATCGCCTCTGGCACTGGTGTGCCGATCTCGTATCTGAATACCCATCTCTCTGGCGGGCAGACTAGGGCCTCGGCGCTAGTGGCCACGGAGCCAGTCACAAAGATGTTTGAAAAGCGCCAGCTCCTCTATGAGCAGATGCTGCAAAAGATGGCCAAGCGATTGTTTAAACGGTTCGGCCTGGATGCTCATATCGAAGTCACCTTCCCGGAGCTAGTCACTCAGGATCGATCAGCAAAGCTGAAGGACCTAGCAATGGCCCAGGCTCAAGGGTGGATCTCCAAGCGTCGGGCTGCCGAGATCGCAGCTCAGGAGCTACAAATCACTGAGTATAACTGGACCAAGGAAGAGCAGGCGATCAAGCAGGAGGAGGAGCAGGCTCCGCAGATGATTGCTCCCCTGTCTACTCCCCCGGCTGTGCCGACGGCAAAGGCTGCGATCAGTGGTGAGGAGCGAGCGGATCTGGAGGCGATGCAGTGAGGAACCACATGGCAGAGCTATTTGCTAATGCAACGCTTGAGGATATTGCGAAAGATCCGCGAAAGTACGGCGCTCCTACATACGAGGAGTATGTCCGCAATCGCTCGCGCTATCAGGCACAGACCGCAAATCTTTTTGATGTCGCTGACAATGGGACCTCAAACTTAAAGATGGTGCTCAAGGGATATCGTTACGAGATCGATGGATATAAGTGCGATACGCTAGAAGAGGTTGAGCGAGTGGCCAAGTCTCAGGGATACTCTGAGGAGGATCTCGAGATGCTGCCCGAGGTGATCCCTCTCGGTGGCGGCTGGTGTGATATCTTAGTGCGCTTTCGGCATAAGCCAAAAGGATTTGGGAATGAAAAAGCCCACGACTGATCTGTCGTTCTTTAAAAAGATGAAAGTCAAAACCGAGCCCACAGGATCCTATGGTCCAGCCGGGCTGCTAGCTGCCACAGAGGATCCGCAGCCAGCCGTGGCGGCAGTGGCAGACGATGGCGATCAGGCAGTGCGTGAGATGCTAGTGCAGAACCCAGAGATCAATGG